TCTGCCTTAATATCCCCAATGCAGTCCAGACCGATGCCGGACAGTCCTTTTACCGCCCGACCAGTAACGGATGATGGCCAGTAATGGCGGCTCGTAAAAAAGCGCTACGAGGGGCAATCAAAGCAAGGCTTCACAGTCCACTTCTCAAGGGCAAAACGCGCTCAGATGAGATTGCCAAGGTTGCAGATGATCTAGGCATGCCTTTACTCCCGTGGCAGAAGTGGGTTCTAGACGACATGATGCGTGTGGATGCTAAAGGCATGTACATTCGCAAGACATCCCTGCTTCTAGTGGCTCGACAGAATGGCAAGTCCCATCTAGGGCGCATGAGAGTGATCTGGGGTCTCTTTTATGGAGGCGAGACAAAGCACCTGATCATGAGCTCTAACCGAGCGACTGCTCTTATGACTTTTCGAGAGATTGCATGGATCATCGAGAACGCACCTCACCTCAAGGCTGGCACTAAGGCAATTCGCTACGCCAATGGTGGCGAGCGCATTGAACTCCTTAACGGTGCAACGCTTGATCTCGTATCTGATACTCGTGACTCATCTCGTGGCCGCACAGCAGATTTCTTATGGATCGATGAGGTTCGAGAGATCAGCAAGGAAGGTTATACCGCAGCCATTCCAACAACTCGTGCGCGTGCCAACTCTCAGACCTTTTTGACTTCCAATGCCGGGGACGCCTTCTCTGAAACCCTAAATAACTTACGCGAACGAGCGTTATCTAACCCACCAAAGTCTTTTGCACTTTACGAATACTCAGCACCGCAATACTGCAAGATCACAGACCGCAATGCTTGGGCGCTGGCCAATCCAGCACTCGGCTACACAATAACGGAGGAATCACTTGAAGAAGCTGTGGCAACTAACAAGATTGAAGACACTAGAACTGAACTTTTATGCCAATGGATTGATTCTCTCCAAAGTCCATGGCCTCATGGGGTACTTGAGGAAACCTCCGATGCCACGCTCCAGATCCCGATCGGTGGCTATACAGTTTTTGGGTTCGATGTATCTCCATCTCGCCGCAATGCGAGCCTCGTTGCTGGTCAGATTATGGGTGATGGACGGATCGGTGTGGGAATCCTCCAGACGTGGGAAAGCCAAGTCTCGGTAGATGATCTGAAGATCGCAGCTGATATCAAGGGATGGGCTGATCAGTATCGTCCTAAGATGATCTGCTACGACAAGTATGCAACGCAATCGATCGCTGAAAGATTGGCCAATGCCGGACAAGTAACTCAAGATGTCTCAGGCCAGCAGTTTTATCAGGCTTGCTCGGATCTTCTTGATGGTTTGGTTAATCATCGAGTGGTTCACAATGGCCAGAAAGAACTGATCCAACAGATGAACAACTGCGCCGCCAAGGTCAATGACTCAGCATGGAGAATTGTAAAGCGTAAAAGCGCTGGCGATATCTCTGCGCCGATTGGTTTAGCAATGGTTGTATCTATGTTATTAAAACCTCAACAGATCGCAGCGATTTACGCCGAGTAGTGTATAATTGCCCTCTATGGGTATCCTTTCGCGCCTTACAGGTGCAGCACCAAAAGCCACTATTGAGGCTCAAGCCGCACCTCAGGTATTAGGCGAGTATTCACCTTATGCAATGCCGTTCCAATTCGCCTATGTTGGACGCACAGAAGCAATGGGCGTACCAGCTTTAGCACGATGCCGGAATCTGCTCGCTGGAACTATTGGAACAATCCCACTTGAACTTTACAAGAAGTCAACAGGTGAAAAACTTGGTAAGCCACTATGGCTCGATCAACCTTCTTACCATCAACCGCGTTCGGTGACTATCGCCTACACGGTTGATTCACTTCTATTTTACGGTCAAGCATTCTGGCAAGTTGTTGAGACTTATCAGGAAGACGGACGCCCATCTCGTTTTGAGTGGATTGCTAACAGTCGCGTTACTGCAACTCTTGATCGCGATAACGTATTCGTAAAGTCTTACGCCATCGATGGCACAACAGTCCCAATGGACGGCCTCGGATCTCTTATTACATTCCAGTCACTTAGTGATGGCATTCTTAATACAGGCGTTTCTACCATCCGCGCTGCACTAGACATCCAGAAGGCTTCTGTAGTCGCAGCAGCTACTCCAATGGCCACTGGTTACATTCGCAATTCTGGCGCTGACTTGCCACCTGCTGAAGTCCAAGGATTACTAGCTGCATGGAAGTCTGCCCGTCAAAATCGTTCTACGGCTTACCTGACTTCAACTCTCCAATACGAAGCAGTTGGATTTAGCCCTAAAGACATGATGTACAACGAGGCTATCCAGAATCTAGCAACAGAGATTGCTCGTCTTTGCAACGTGCCTCCTTATTACGTCTCAGCAGATCAGAACACGACAATGACCTATGCAAACGTGACGGATGAGCGCAAGCAATTCCTCACACTTTCATTGCAGCCATTTATATCAGCCATCGAGGATCGTCTATCAATGGACGACATTACGGCTCGTGGCAATATCGTGAAATTCGACATCGACAAGAATTATCTCCGCACAGATCCACTCGTAGAACTATCAATTATTCGTGAACTCCTTGATCTCCAGTTAATCACCCAGGAGCAAGCGATGGAGATGACCGACCTAACACCTAACGGAAGTGAAGGAATGATATGAGCGAGATGCTTACATTCTCAGCAGAACTCACAGCAGATAGCGCAGCGCGTACTATCTCTGGCAAGATCGTCCCCTTTGATGGCGAGGTGGGAAACACCTCCGCAGGGGCAGTTGTCTTTGAGCGCGGAGCGATAAACATAGCTGATTCAAGCAAAGTGAAGCTCCTTTTGGAGCATGACCCAAAGCAGCCAATCGGCCGCGCTCAATTTTTCAATGAAACCGAGGAAGGAATCTTCGCCTCATTCAAGATTTCTAAATCATCCCGTGGCACAGATGCTCTCATCGAAGCCTCAGAAGAACTTCGCACTGGTCTTTCAGTCGGAGTTATGGTCAATGCAGCGAAGCCTAAGAATGGCGTGCTGTATGTATCGAGTGCTGACCTCCTCGAAGTAAGTTTAGTGCAGGCCGCCGCATTCAAGTCAGCAGCCGTCACTGATATAGCGGCATCTGAAGATGAAGCCGTTGAAGAAACCCTACCAACAGAAAGCGAGACAGCCACAGTGGAAACCACTCCAGCAGTCGAAGCAACACCTACAGTTGAGGCTGCCGCAGTTGAAGCTGCTCGCCCTGCTGTAACAGCAATGGCTTACACAAAGCCACGCATTGAAGTAACAGCTGCAAAGTATGCAGAGAACACAATCCGTGCAGCACTCGGAGACGACGCAGCTCGTCAATGGATCGCAGCAGCAGCAGACACATCTGACAACGCTGGTCTCGTGCCAACACGTCAACTCTCTGAGATCATTAACCCTCTCGGAACAACCATCCGCCCATCAATCGATGCAATCTCTCGTGGAGTGCTTCCAGATGCAGGTATGACATTTGAGATCCCTAAGATCACACAGATGCCAACAGTTGCAATCGAGCCAGAAGGCGACGCATTCAGCGACACAGATCAGAACTCAAGCTTCCTTTCAGTAACAGTACAGAAGTACGCTGGACAGCAGACATTCTCAGTTGAATTGCTAGATCGCACATCTCCAGCATTCTTTGATGAACTCGTCCGCAACATGGCAGCAGCTTACGCAAAGGCAACTAACTCAGCAGTAAACGCTGCACTTATCTCAGGTGCAACTGCAGATGCGACAACAACAGTCACATACCCAACTGCAGCAGAACTCCTTGGAATTGTCGCTCGCGGTTCAGCATCTGTATATGGTGCAACTGCAGGCCTTCCAAATCCATTCGCTCGCAACATGGTCGTATCAACAGGACAATGGTCTAACATCATGTCACTTAACGATGCAGGCCGTCCAATCTACACCGCTTCACAACCAATGAACGCAGGCGGAGCAGTTGCTCCAACTTCACTCACAGGTAACGTTGCTGGACTCAACCTTTACGTTGATCCAACAAACGGCGGCGATGGCGACGGAACAATCCTCATCGTTAACCCAGATGCGTACACATGGTACGAGTCACCAACCTACCGCCTACGCGCAGAGTCAACTGCAGCAGGACAGGTAACAATCGGCTACTACGGCTTTGGCGCAATCGCTACAAAGGTCGCAGCAGGCGCATTCAAGAACAACAAGGCGTAAGCCAAACTAAGTCGCTCCAGGGGTAGTGCCCTTCTACCCCTGGAGTCTTTAGAAAGGATCAGAGCATGGCATTGACTACAGTTGCAGAGCTTCGCACCGCCCTCGGCGTTGGCACTCTCTATACTGATGCAGTCTTGCAGCAGGTCTGCGATGCCGCAGATAACGTACTCTTGCCCTTTCTATGGAAAAATCAGCAATACATTATTGCTCACGGCAACACAGGGACAGTTGGAACACTTTACTTTGATCAGGATATTCGCGAGTATTTCTACGTTGGACAATCTGTAACAATCTCAGGTGCTGGTAGTCGATACAATGGCACTAAGACAATTACAAAGGTCGATACTCGTTCATTTAACGTAACTACGGCTCACACTAGCGACAATCCACGTCACACAGTTGAGCCTTATGGCATTGCGGCAGTCGAGACTTATACCGATTATGCAACAGTTCCGGCAATTCAAGAAGCTGCGCTTATGATTTCGATCGACATCTGGCAGTCTCGCCAAGCGCCATCTTCAGGCGGAGTCACGATCGATGGTTACCAGCCTTCTCCTTATCGCATGGGCAATACTCTTCTCGCTCGCGTTCGTGGCCTTCTTGCACCTTATCTTGATCCGAGATCGATGGTGGGCTAATGGCCGCCATATCAACCCTTCGCGCAGGAATCGCCGCAGCTCTTACTGATAACACAAAGTATTCAGTTTTCTCATTTCCACCTGCAACACCTATCGCCAATAGCGTCATAGTCGCACCTGCTGATCCGTACATCTCACCCTCTAACGGCTGGCATTCAACTATCTCACCAATGGCCAATTTCGTAATTTCCGTAATGGTTCCTTTGCTCGATAATGAAGGCAATCTTAACGGGATCGAAGATAACATCGTTCGGGTATTTAACCTGCTCGCTGCATCTTCTTACACCTATAACGTCACGGATGTATCCGCCCCGGCGGTTCTCAGTGCCGCTTCAGGTGATCTACTTACATGCAATATCAATATCTCAGTCCTAACGAGTTGGAGCTAAAATGTCCGAGTGGGAAAAAGAGCAAGAAGCCTTCCTGATCAAGATCGGGCAG